CTGTAATCTCAAGATATATCTGCCTTCACGGCGCTCAAAGATGGATGGGCATCCTGGTAAGGATCCGGCTTACTTCAATTATCTATCCAGTAATGCGGCGAAAAAAATAGAAGAGCATATTCGACTTCTCTTCAATTTCGAGTTTCATCGACTCATGATTGAAAACGAAGAGCTGGGCAGGCCGTTACGGAACCAGGATGTGGTGGATAATTTCATCAGGAGGTATGCTCTGAAGTCTATATCGCCAGATGCGCTTCTGAAGAACTTTTATCGCTACCGCCAGCGGCTTTTTCCGAAAACACCTCGAAAATACCAAAAAAAACGGGGTATTTAATTATTTTTAATACATACTGAGTGCAAATTTCTGTCACTCAAAAATTAGTAATAATCGCTCTAAAATTTAACATTATGAAAGAGTTTTCCTGTCTTTTAGTGGTTTCCCTCCTTGGAGGCTCTAAAAAAAGCATCGTTTTCAGCGCTGACCCGTTCACATTCGAGCCTTCCATAGCAGAAGAAAATGGAGGTGTATATTGGGATTGTAGCAAGACATTTATCGTTGATGTAGCAGCGGAGGAGAGCATTTTTAACGAGCTGAAGGTTGTCCGTAGTGCGATAGTCATGCTCGCAAGCGTCGGCCGTTCGGATGCACGTACCTATGATATAGGTACGGAAACAATACCGGCGAAGGTTCAGCTCGTCAGGCATCTGAATAAGGCGAAGCTTATTGTTAAGTGTAAAATGCTTGCGAATCCATTGTTTTAAGGTCTTTTATATACCTATTATATATATGTACCTTTGTGGAAAACTTAATTGAAATGGACGAAATACAGACCCTTCTGCTATCCACTCTACCTCTATGGATTACTGAGGATGCCTACCGTCAGCTGATGGTAGCTGCATTCCCATTGAATGGTACGGTGGTAAGCTTCGAACAGAAAAAAGCCGAACAGGCGATGAGTATTCTTGAGATTCGGGAATATCTCAAGGCTCATACATATTATCAGTACGAGACGCATGAAGCGCTGTTAGCGATATCTGCCAAGGTATCGCAGAGAGATGAAACGAAAAGTGTACAGCTCACGGATGAATACAATTCGCCATCTCTGGATGATGGTACAATCGCATATCATCGTGTATTCGGAGTTGTGACAGCAAACAGCTACTGGTATTTCTCTTCCAAACAGCTGGAACAGGATATTATTGCCGCTGAGAACAACCCGCAGATATCCGCTCATCTCCTTCATATCAATTCTCCAGGAGGAGAGGCATGGTACATGGATCGATTGAGCGAGACTCTGCGAAGCGCCAAGAAACCTATCATTGCCATCTATGAAGAATACTGCGCATCGGCAGCCTATTACATCGGCTGTCATGGTCAGAAACTTTACGCAACAACGAATCATGACTTCGTTGGATGCATCGGTACTATGTGTTCCTTCTGGAACTTTGAGCCATACTTCGAGAAGTTAGGGCTGAAGAAGATTGTAGCGAAGGCTACCAATTCTAGCCGGAAGAATAAGATTTTCGAGGACCTGAAGGACGGTAAGTCTGAAGACTATATTAAGAATGTTCTTGATCCGATGAATGAACAGTTCCTGGCAGAAGTGAAATCTCAGCGTTCCAAACTGGCAGAACTGGATGATGACGCCCCGGTACTTCAGGGAGAGAGCCTGTATACCGCTCCAGCCGAAGAAGTCGGTCTCATCGACGGTAAGCGCACCTTACTGGAGGCGATTGCAGAGGTGGCAGAATTGGGAGAGGCCTATATGGGGACGCAGAGCCTTTACGGATTTAGCTAATATATTATTTTTGTTTGATCTAAGTTGTTTTAATATTTAAATGATTGATTTATGAATTTCAAAGCAAAGTTAAACAAGGTTCTCGAGAGTCTTGGTTTTACTAAGAAGTTTGAGAATAAGAGCCTTACCGCAGATGAGTATAAGGCTCTTTGCGAGGCGTACCAGAAAGAGTACCAGAGTACTCTCATGGATGACCTCGCTGCGGAGAATAGTGCAGCCGAGCAGGCTGAGCATCAGAAGCAGATCAATGAGCTCTATGCCATTGTCTCAAAGGCTAACAAGTCAAAGGATGATGATCCTGACGGCGATGGAAGTGGCGACGACGATGATGATGCAGGAAAGAAGAACGAGAACTGCCAGAATGTACCGTTCGAGAAACTCTCTACAGCTGTCAACACTCTCGCTGAGAATATGAAGAAGATGGCTAATAGTACAGCAGATGACAAACCTGCTGCTCATGTTACTGCTCCTTCTATTCCTATTAACGGTTTCGAAACTAACGCTAACTACCTTTTCGGTATCGAGCATTCTATGTTCGATATGAAAAAGCGCTGGAACCGCATTGTCGCTAATCCTGAGATAGCCTTAGCATCTACGCCAAACGAGGAGACAGACGGCAAGGCATTCCGTACCGAAGCGATGGCGTTCGCGAGATCACTCCAGGAACGCTACAAGTATCATCAGGTGCGTAACGAACTCGGTAACGTCAAAGCTCTCGCTTCCGGCCAGTTTGCCACAAATTACTCAGGCGTGGATAATGCAGGACTGGGTGACCAGTTCGTTATCCTTCGCCAGGATGCGCTTATTGCCCGAATCCTTGAACTTCGTAATCTTACAGAGTTTTTCCCTGTTCGCTATGGTGTTCAGGATCGTGACATTCTCTTCAATGCATTCTTCGATGAGGTATCTCAGGGCTACCAGGAAGGTGAGATCTACAAGGGTGGCATGCAGCTCGAAAACGAGATGGGCTATGTTGATGACGCCATGATTAAGGTTAAGTTTGGCCCAATGAAGGAACTTGAGCGTAAGTATATCGCTTATCTCAATAAGGAGGGCTCCGATCCTATCAAGTGGTCTATGGTTGAATTCTGCCTTCTCAACCTTCTGAAGAAGGCTCAGGACGAGCAGAACCAGCGTCGTATGCGTGGTATCTATGTTAAGCCGGAGACTGGCCAGGCATCAAGCTACCTCAATGCAGGTACAGGTATCTGGTATACCTTGCTTCGGTACATCCACGACTACAGCATTAAGCCATTTGCTAATAAGAGCTACAATACTTATACTTCAGCTAATATGCTGGATGCGGTTAAGGAGTTCATTACCGACGTTAAGACTCACCTCTCTGAGGGCATGACCATCGATAACCATGTTCTCTATCTCAATGAGAACCATATTGACTGGTGGCTTGCTAACTGCCGCGAGACTTATGGCAAGGATCAGGACTTTACCGGCCCTAACGGCTACAAGAACCGTGTTCCTGACTCTACTATCCAGATTAAGTGGCTCCCATATGAGGGTAGGTCTTGCTGGATGTTTATGGATGTTCCTGGCAATATCCAGTTTGTAGAGAACCTCCCTGGCGAGATGTTCGCCGTAAAGATGGAGGAACAGATGGAGATGGTTCGTGCCTGGAGCACATGGAAAGAAGGTTGTGGTGCAGCCTTTACCGGTCGCAAGTTCGACAATAAGGCTGCCATGGATGCCAACGATTACGAATTCCAGCAGATCTTTACCAACCTCCCTGCAACTGTTATTGGTGCAGAGATCAACGGCGCAAACGGCTTCTGGCAGATTACAGATGATGCTACTACAGCAACCGCTATCGAGAATATCACGAATGCAAAGGCTGGCGTAGCTTACTGCATCGAGATTGGTGAGGATGATACCAAGCATCAGCTTACCATTGCCAAGAGTGACAAGTTTGCAAATATTACCGCAGCATGGACTCCTAGCCAGGCTGGCGACTATATCATGGTTATTCTCGGCAAGGACGAGAAGTTCCGTGAGCTCGAACGTCGCGTAGGTGGCAAGCGAACCATTAACAAGGCTGTTCAGCCTAATGTTCCTGGTGGCCGTTAGTCCTTATTATATATATTGTTAACTCGTAGGTGAGGTACGGCGTACCTCGCCTACATTTTCAGAAAAAATTATGAAGAAAAACAATGTTCCAGTACGTTCTCGTGCTTATAACCCTAACAAGGGTTATCATTATGCCCAGCATAAGGGCCGTCTTCTCTTCATGACGCTCATTATGCTGCTCGGCATCGTTTCACTTCTGCAGATGTTAGCTGATCCTACATCTACCTTCGGTATAGGTGGCACAGGAGTCTCTATGGCTTCGTTCGTTGCGCTGACATCTATCGAAGATGTGACAGACCGAGATACCCATGGTTCTGCCATTGCTTACCAGGTGGTATTGGTTCCTACGACTTTAATTGATTTATCGAAGGCCTTCCCTCAGCCGGATAAAGACCGCAAAGTCAAGGCAATGCCATTTAAGACAGAGGTCGCCGACACCCTGAAGGCTTATCTCTTCGATGCGCATGATATTCCTACATTTACGGCTACGACAGAGAAGGGAGATATCACGACATCTGGCGAGAATAACCTGGTAATCATCATGGGTGGCACTCGCGTGGATCTCTATAACTTCATTGAGCAGTATGCTGGTGGTAAGTTTATTATTCTTTATAAGCATGTAAAGGATACCCAATGGTATATCGTCGGCGAACCTGAGCGCCCTATGATTCTCAATAATACAGAGACTAAGGACGATAAGGACGGCCGATACACCACCTTCACATTTAAGCGCACATCTGTAGACCTTCCTTGCCTGTATGCTGAGGATCCTCTTGGTGTGACAGCCGCCGCTGCTGTCGCTCATTCAGACACGGCTCCTGGCACAAGGCAGAATACGGCTTCAGGTTCTTCAACTGGTAAGACAACAATTTCTTAGCGTTTCTCATTTTATTTAGTTTATTAGTTAATTTTAAGGTGTGTCGCCACAAGAGGTGGCGCACCTTTTATAATATATAAGGTATGATTAGTAGAAGAGAAAAATTGCAATTATTCAATAAACTCAGAGGAGCCGGGCACGCTGAAGCCGACCTTGCTCTCCTGGAGGATGTAAACCCTCGCCATCCTAAACTTACTCGTTTCGCCCGTGACCCGAAACGTTATGCAGACGAAATACTCTACGCTCTTTTGGATGAGTGCGATGAAGGGGATATCGTAGATCATCGAATCTATTTCGAGAAATTAAACGATACTTCAGCTGGGGAAGAACAGGGACCTGTAGATGGTTCTAGTGATACTTCAGCTGGGGAAGAACAGGGACCTGTAGATGGTTCTAGTGATACTTCAGCTGGGGAAGAACAGGGACCTGTAGATGGTTCTAGTGATACTTCAGCCGAAGGAGAACAGGAGCCGAAAGATGGTTCGAGTGATGCTTCAACTGAAGAAGAGCAGATACCTGCAGATGGTTCTAGTGATACTTCAGCCGAAGGAGAACAGGAGCCGAAAGATGGTTCGAGTGATGTTTCAACTGAAGGAGAGCAGATACCCGATGATGGTTCAAGTAACACTTCAACCAAAGAAGAGACTCCTGAAGGTGAAAATCAACAGGAATCAGAACAGCCTGATGCTGCCGACCCTGGCGAGGACTCAAAAAAAAAGTAGTTCAAAAGGAAGAGGAATATCCTAACATCGACTGGGATAACCTCTATAACGAGGACGTGCAGATGGCAACCGTCATCTATAACGACCGCATCAATACATGGCGCAAGATGAAGAAACTCGACGAACTCCTGGACAAGAAACCGAAGGCGAATGATGTGGCCGCCATGGCGGAACTCCGCATCCGTAATCTTCAGGCATTCGACGAACTGAAGGCGTACAACGATACCGGCAAGTTTCTGTATAAACATCCATTGCTGAAGGGTAAGTCCGAATTCGATGAACTCGTAAAACTGTTCAAGAAGGATCCTGCCGAGTTTCTTCATAAGCATAAGAACGTGCTCGACAATATCAAGCGCTATAAGAGCTACATTAAAAGAGATGATCGCAAGGACAAACGTGCCAGCGACCGTGAGAACCTCCAGCGGTATCAGGAACGTGAACGCATGTTCAAGATGGTAATGGAACAGTATAGTGACAAATCAGATAAATCAGATGGATAAGACGGAATTAAAGAAGATTGCAGAAACCTGCGTTTCGATGATGAAGAACGGAGGTGTACTAGAGCAGGCTCAACTCAAGGCAGACGAGAAGATAGCCGAGTTGGCAGCAAACGGCGACCTCGATGCCATCAAACTGTTGAATGAGCGGATGCAGGATCGCGAAGAGCTGAAACTTAGAAAGAAGTTGTTTGGCGTATGAAAAGCGAGATAGAAAAGCTGGAGAGCGTTCATCCAGACCTAATTACCACCTTTCTGACTACAGGTGAGGGTAAAGGCATTCCAGAGGATGTACAGACCTTTCTGAAGCAGCTGCAATGGGCAGCCGAAATCTACGAGTATGAACGTAATATTACCCGTGGCGCCCGTCAGCTCAAGCAGCGAATTGCCGCGCAGCAGAAAATAACCCTCGATGTTCGTACCTGCATGACCCGCATTAACCAGGCGATATCTTACTTCAATGTGGATTGTAACGTAAGCATCAAGGTCTGGGAAAATGATTTTGCCAATAAGTACGAGGACCTTGCCAAGCTCTGTTCTGCCAAGCGCGACTATAAAATGCAGAAAGCCTGTATGGATCAAGCCCTGGAATGCCGCAGACGTGCGTCCGAACAGGCAGAGGCGGATAGAGATCTCGGAGTTGTGTTCCTCATTACTCCAGAGGTTACTCCAGAAGAGCTAGGTTTTCAGAAAAAGAACCTCAAGGAAATCGCCGGCAAGTACAACCGCGGTTTTTATATATCTCTCATCGATGGTTTGCCTATCGAGAGTTCAGAAAAGAAACGATTGCTTCGTGATGCTGATATTCAGGAAGCGGAAATTGTGGAGGATCTAAGTGATGAGCCAACTGATTTTGAATGATAATACACTCGGTGAATTCGAGCATTACTACATGAACAACATGCAGCTGCTTGCCAACATCATCGACCCCAACATGCTTTTTGCCGAGGTTGCCCGTGCCGGAGGTAAGACCGAAGGTGTGACGGGTCCTCGCCTGATACGTGTTGCCAACGATATGCCGGGAGAGCTATCCTTCCTGGTTCACAAAACCTACGTGGCGCTGATGACCAACGTCTGGCCAAACATACAGGCATACTTCTCGCGTCAGGTAGTAGTGAACGGGCAACAGAGATCCATGCTGGAATATGGTATTGATTACGTAGTAGGAGAGAGCACGCTGCCTTCCCACTTCCGGAAACCCCGATATCCGATAGCCTATGCTAAGCATAGCGTGATATTCCGAAATGGCGCCCATCTTCAGCTGGTATCAAGCGACCAGCCGGAATCTGTTGCCGGTAGAAATGCCGTGCACGCTTTCGTTGAAGAAATGAAGCATAATAGTGGAGAAAAACTCAAAACCCGCCTGTTCCCGTCTTTACGTGGAGGTCCAGCCAATGTGCGCTGCTCTGCTTATTATGAGGGTGTTACGGGTGTGAGTGATACGGCTCGCGTCGACCTCGGCGAAGATGACTGGTTTGAGGATTATGAAAAGAAGGTGAACCCGAAACTTATTGAGGAGATTGCAACCGTCGCCCTGGAAGTTAACAGAAGTCTCTACCGCCTGTTCGTACTCAAGCAACAGGAGCGGGACTCAAAAGACCCTGTTCTCCTGGAGAAGATGCGCCTTGAGTCTGTTAAGCTCAATGCCTTCGTGGCGAGATGGAAACCTCGTCTGGCAGATATGAGGCGTAATGCCATCTACTATATCCGCGCATCCTCTTTCTGTAATAAGGATATCCTGGGACCGAAGTTCTTCAAGACTCAGTTGGACACTCTTGATACGGACGAGTTTCTCACGGCTATCTGCGCCATCCGCCACAAGGAGGTAACCAATAAGTTCTTTATCAACTACGACCACGCAAAGCATCAGTTCAAGGATAGCTATAGGTATGAGTCCATTCTTCGCCTGAATCTGAAGGATAGGTTTATCCTTACGGCAGAGTATCTTCTGCACTACGACCCCAATGAACCGCTCTACATGGGATATGACCCTGGTAACTTCCAGTCGCTCATCGTTGCCCAGAAGAAAGATTACGGCAGGCGTCTCGACATCATCAAGGAGTTCTTTGCCTTCCTGCCCAAGGATTACAACGACCTCGTGGCAGAGGTGCACCAGTTCTTCGGATCTGCGGCCGTAAATAAGACCATCTATCTCTATCCAGACCGCGCCGGTAACAAGCGCAGGGAGGAACGGGAGCAGATAACTACCGACTCACTCAATCTGAAGGCTGCCCTGGAGTCGTATGGCTTCATGGTGATACTCTATAACGAAGATGCGCCAACGATATACCATTGGCAGCAGTTCAAGCTCTGTCAGATGCTCTTTGGTGAACGCAGTCCGCTCCTGCCTATAATCCGTATCGATGAAAATGAGTGCAAGAACCTCTGCTCTGCCATCATGATATCCCCTCTGAAGAAAACGGACGGCAAGATAGAACTGGATAAGAGTTCGGAGAAGAAACAGCAACTGAAGAATCAGGCAGGACTAACCACGCAGCTGCCTTCTGCGATGATTTACCTGCTTTACGGCCTTTATTCTGATGCCGTGAAGGCGGAATTAAGTACATATCCTACCGATTTACCGGACAATTTCGAGATATAAACGCGGAATGATGCTGCATTTCTGCAGTAATAATTTTCACGGGCATATCAATAATTTACGGAAAATGAAAGGGTATAAATGCTAAAATGCTGATAATCAGCCCAAGCGGACCGGCTGGGAGAAAATCTCCCAAAATCACCTCGCCCAAACGTGCACGCACCGCTGGGAAAGGAAAGAGAGGTGCAGGCCTTACGTTTCTCGGAAATATGACGGGGAACAGGTGCAGCCGGTCTTTTGCAGGGCGATATTTTTTCACTATCTTCGCATCATTATGAGCAAGACAAGCAAGAACATCATCATGGATGGCATCACGGCACTCCAGTGGGCCAGAGAGATCAGTAAGCTGCCCGATGGGGAGTTTACGCTGGTTTTCTTTCCATACTCAAGGACGAGAGGAGAGGCGAGCGCAAAGCTCCAGGTACGCCGGCATTGTAAGTATCGAACCCAGTTGCCGAAGGAACGTTTCGCCATCGATGGAGAGAACTACCTTCTCTATACAGACGAAGATGGAGAGCCAAAGATGTGTTACCGGATACTCATCAGGTACATGGGCTTCCCTCAAGACGGATTTAAACTTCACAAAATAAATTGGTTATGAAAGAATACGAAATAGACATGTATGGCAACGCCGGCATCTACCTTGCCGATGGCAATACCTTCACCTTCCAGCTAGGTGAAGGCGACTCCATCTTTGGTGCAGACCAGCTCTTCCAGTCACCACTCCTGGAGTCTCCATTCGGAGGTACGCTCTGGATGCAGCAGCACCACTATCTGGGCATACAGGGATATCAGGTGTTGATGCGTGGCCACAACAACCAGCAATGCGACGAAGTGACCAAGGAGATCAAAGAAAACCGACTGCTCCCTCGTCTCTATTCCAAGGAGATCAAGATGCTCTATGGTCACGGACTCGCTGTATACAAACAGGCTATTGAGGACGGTAAGCTGGTACGCAAGTACGAGGAACAGCCTGAAGTAATGGAATGGCTCGACTCCTGGAGTTCCCGCGGCATCCCTTCAGTTGAGGAGTTCTGCAAAACGTGCATCAAAAACTTCTATTACTTTGGCGACTTCTTCGTGAAGTGGCGTTTTACCCGAGGCAAGGTGATAGGTATTGGTAAGCCGGTGGCTGCGCTTGAGGCGATGGAGAACCGTTACTGCAGATTGGCAACTACCCGCCAGGATGTTGCTTCAGAATTGATTTCGTACGGCGACTTCAAACAGGTTGTAGTAGGGCGATTCGCCTATGGCTTATCGAGTTACTCGGTTTATCCAAAGTTCAGCTTTAACGAAGTTGACAACTATAAATATGCTGCGATCTCTCATCACAGAGAGAAATCAGTAGACGAATTCTATGGAGCCAACGAGACGCATCAGGGAGCTCGCCCGTACATCCAAGGTAGTAACAAGACAGCCCGATACATTAACAGTTTTCTGAAAAACTCGCTGGCTGCAAAGGTGCATGTCATTATTCCTAATGCCTGGATCCAGAGCAAGCGCACCCAGATGACCAAGCTCTGTGAGGAGAACAAGCGACGCAAGTCGAAGGGCATGGAACTGCTGAAGTATAACGGTATCGATATCGGTACAGACTTCAAGGAGTCGTGCATGGTCCGGTATGTTCGTGACGAGGTACGCAAGTTCAGCTCCTATCTGTCAGGTGCTGACAACCAGGGCAAAGGTTTCTCTTCCATCTCCTTCATGGATGCCCAGGGTCATGAACAGTCATGGAAGGTGGAGACCATCGACCTCAAGTACAAGGAATATATCGAAGCGCTCATTTCCTACGACAAGCGTACCGAACAAGCCCTTCTGTCTTCGGTAGGTCTCGATGCAGCCATATCTGCAGTAGATAAGGATGGCGTCATCTCGAAGAGTGGAAGTGATACCTATTATAATTATCTCATCTACATCATGTCGCTCACCTCAGAGGACGAAGTCTGCGCAGAACCGCTCAACTGGGCGTTGCGCATGAACTTCCCGGAACTCTACAAGCAGGGCTGCAGGCTAGGGTTCTACCGCGAGGTTCCACAACGGCAGGAAGATATAACACCATCCCAACGACTTAACCAGCAACAGGCATGAATAAGAAATTTCAACTCAATCAACTCTTCGCCAGTTATGCGCAGTTCTGCAACTGCGCACCTGGTGCAGATACAAGCGCCGACTTCGACAGCCTTCAGGGCTCTGCCGTAGCTGCGCGCAAACGTATTGTTGCCATCATCGGCAACAATACGTTCTCTGACATTGTGAACATCGAGGAAGAAGAGAGTGGCATCAAGGATTTTCTCCGCGCTGCCATGGCGAACCTTACGCTAGCTACCCAGATTATTTTCGATGCCGTGAACCGAAGGAAGAACGACATCAATCTCTACAAGTACGAGATGGAAGGCATGAAGCGCTCCTATATGGAGAATTACTTTAATGCGATGGATTCGCTGATTTCCGAACTTACTGAAGAGATAAGTGCCGATGATCCTGCCGATATCCGTCTTGCCATGGAAGACTGGCGCAAGACCAATTACTACAAGATGCTCAGTAAGCTGAAGGTAGATACTGCCGATGAATTCGATGAAATTTATCCTATCGACCTCTCGTATCTCTTCTTTTTCCGTTGCGTACCTCTCCAAAAAGAGGTGCTCGACGAGAGCATAGGCGCCTACTTCGACCGGCTCGAACAGGGAGGAGAGGACCAGACGTTTGCTGAGTTTGCCCAGAAGGCGCTGCCTATGCTCAAGCGTGCCCTGGTAAAGAAGACCGTGGCGAAGGCTCTCAGACGTTTCGATATCCTGGAGTTCCCTGCCACCATCCGCAACCTCTTCGATGACAATACCGCCACCCGCTCAGGCAGCGACGAGGCAAGCCGTGCGCTGCAGCTCGCCACACAGCTAGACGGGGAAGTGGAAGATCTGCTGCATAATGTGGATATGCTCCTCGATGCCCAGGAAGGAAACGATTTTCTTTCCTTCTCTGCCGAGAACCGTCCGGACGACAATATGTATTTAATGCCATAAGCTTATGAAAAAGACGATAACCGTAAGAGCAAACGGAATAGAACATGAAATTCCGAACTCGTGGGAACTACTCACTTCTGACCAATATCTGAAGCTGGTGGAGCTGCTTTCTCTTATGGAGAGTGGGCAGTTTTCCCCAGGTGCTGTGAAATGTCTGTTTCTCTGCTACATGAAGGGATGGAACCTGAACAAGATTAAGCGCGATGAGCGAACCCTGGAGAACTTCATGTCTATAGCCAGTCAGCTCTCGTTCATCTTCCAGGAGAAGGATGATAAGTTCGTGCTCGATCTCTGTTTCTGCCGGCAGCAGTTGCCGATTATCTTTATTGATAAGAAAGCCTATTATGGCTATGAGGTCAATACAGATTTCAAGTCGCTCACCTGTTCGCTCACGGCCCTTCAGTATATCGAGGCGCGCCAGCTGCTCGATATGGGCGAGGAAAGTCTTCCTCTGCTGGCTGCGATACTCTACTTCGACAAGGAAGTATATTCCTCGGAAGAGGCGCAGAAACTCGCTCTGAAGTTCAAGAAACTGCCTGTCAACACACTCCGGGCGATAGCTCTAAACTTTACTGCAGTAAATAATTTCCTCTTCTCGAAGACTGAATTTTCCCTGCTCACCAAGTTTATACCCAAGGAGGGCAGCAGTATTACTACCGATGCAACCGATGCGCTCTACGATCTCTCCAAGGATGGACTGGGTAATGCCCGTCAGGTAGAACAGCTGAACGTGCTTACCTATCTCCGCATTCTCAGGAAGAAGACCATCGAGGGAGTAAAGAGCCTGAAGGCTACCGGCATGGAGTTGGCCAAGATAGCAGACGAGGTAGGGCTACCTCTGGAGATAGTTAAAAAGATTATATAACTAAGGCAGGGAAACAACCTCTCTGCGACAAAATTATAAAAGCCTATGTTATTGGATTTATTTGAATATTTTGCCAAGTTTCCTGCTACTGCAGGAGTTACGAAGGGTATTGCCAACAAGGGCGAGAGTAGTATGGAAGAATATGCTACCGTGCTCAAGGCAATCAGGAACCTGCCCGAGAAAGAGCTGGTTCCGGAGATAGAAAACTACATTTACGGCCAGTCGTTCGACGAACTGAAGCAACGCATCGATAAGCTTACCGGTTCCTTCCTGTTCGTAGATTACGGAGAAGTGGATATGCAGAGCGATGGGCGCAGGAGTTTCCAATGTACCCAGCGTATAGCTGTAACTGTAGCAATGAAGTTATCTGCTCATGCCGATATGCTCGAGCGAGTCATAGCAAACGACCGCACCCTTCAGATGCTTTCGAAGGTTCATGCCCGTATCATGGCAGATGTGGAGACGGAAGGACTCTACTGGATGGACCGGGAGAGTATTACTACCTGCGAGATTATTCCGTTCGTATCTGCAGAACTCCAGAGCTACGGCTGGACCCTCATGCTTTCGGCCACAGGTGCAGATATCCTGGATGTTCACCGGCTGTCGCGACAGATGGTGCGCTAGCGTCCTTTGCGGTTCCGGAATATTTGTGTAATTTTGCAATGTCTAAAAAACATAAGGCCGAAATGTTATGAAACAATATAAACGAAATATACCGATGATAGCAATCACCTCGCTCCCTCTGACGGCTGTGTCGGAAGGGTTCCAGTATGTGTATCAGGACTGGGAGTTTGCCAAGTGGATAGCGATAGCCATCTCTATCGATACCTTCCTTGGTGTTTGGAAGCATCTTATCCACAAGGATGCGTCTAGCGAATCCTTCTTCTCCAGGTTCACGAAGAAGATTGTAATCTACATCTTCCTGATGATCCTGAGTAATTTTGCAAGTCATGCCACCGTAGAGGGCTCTACTGTCGGCGCGATGCAATGGATAGGAACTTACATCTGCGTGTTCATGATGGTACGCGAGATATTCTCCATTATTGAAAACATACAGGCTATATATCCGATATTTCCGAAGAACTTCGTAAAGCGCATGAAGGACTTTAACGACAAGGGAGATTACATCGGCGGCGGGCCTATCAACTTTTCAGAAAAAGATGCGCCCGATGATGCATCATAGGTATACATTATTATAATATATATAAAGATATGGCAAGTAAAACTCAATTAGCCTTCGCCCGTCAGGTGTATGCTGCGGCCGTGGAGGCAAAAACAGAAATAGATCCTGCCTTCGTTACTGCCCAGGCGATGCTTGAGACAGGATGGGGGTCGCGGGTTATCGGTAAGGCTAACCTCTTCGGTATTACCAAGGGCAGCCAGTGGGACGGAGATATCGTCATGGTGAAGACTCACGAATACTTCAAGACTCCTAAACAGAAGTTCAAGGAGCCAGACCGTATCGTATCCGTGTGCAAGGTAGCAGGCAAAAATCTCTGGTATTATACCGTGATGCGTGCCTTCAAGGATTTCGACTCTGTAGGCGACTGCCTGAAGGAACATGAACGTCTCTTCCAGAAGCCGGGCTATAAGGATGCCTGGCCATGCCGCAAGGACCCGTTCAAGTTTGCTCAGAAGATATGCGACGGGGTAGGGTGCAAGTACGCTACAGATCCTACGTACCTCACCACCATTACCTCGATTATCAAGACGATCCGGCGGAAGTGTGTGTAAGTTTTAAGTGTTTTGTTGTTATTTGTTGTTATTTTTGTTGTGAATAGGTTTATAGGTTTTATTAAGGTTATTTTTCTAGTGCTGATTCCGCTCGCCCTGGTTGTGGCATTCAAGGAGTGTCACGACCTCAGGGGCGAAACGGAGCGCACGAAAGAGAATCAGGATATCATCCTTCACAACGGCAAGGTAGAGATAGGCCGCACGCAGTCAGGCAGGCCAAGAGCTTCCGTGCCAGCCATCACGTTGAAGACGTCTGATCTGAAACGCAGTCCGGACTCTCTCCTTGCCGTTAACAGGAAGGAACTCAAGATAAAGAACAGCCGGATCATGGCGGCAGCTACAACCTCTGCTACCACCCAGGTAGACGTGAAGGCAGCCATCCGGCCGGTTCCTCACGATACATGCAGTCGGCTTCTTTCCGATTCCTGCCGACCGCCCGACGTCTCGCAGGTTTCCTGGAGTGATCCATGGATAACCCTGCGGGGCGAAATCGAGGGCGACAGCATGCAGGTGCATATCGAGAGTCGCGATACCCTCCAGATGATTGTTCATCGTGTGCCGAAGAGGTTCCTCTTCTTTCGCTATGGGACCAAGGGTGTGCGCATGGAGGTGGTAAGTCAGAACCCGCACTCCAGGCTCTCTTATCCCAAGATTATTATGTTTAGAAAATAGGTTTAAGTGTTTATAGGTATAGTTTGGCTGAATTTTATATTAGATGTATCTTTTTTATACTCATGATTATTAGTTACAGTAATATGATCTTCTAACATTGCACAGACGTGTGTTCTAATTCTCATATGGAAATCTATCATTCTTGTTGTAGAGTACGGTTTTCCAAATTTATAAAGTTATCAAAATTATCAGGAAGCCCCGGTGCGAGATGCATCGGGGCTTTTTCTTGCCGTTTTCTGAAAATAATCAGTAAAATGTTTGATGGTTCCAGAGAAAAGTACTATCTTTGCAGGCGTAATGATGACATTGAACTAAGGTTGTGTGCAGATTGAGCAGAGTTTGTACATGACAAGTGAAAAGAAATACAGCTGTGTGGCTCGTGCTGAAGGACTGCTCTCCGGATGCACGGGCCCTTTTTTATGATTATGAAACCAACAGACGATGACGACTGGATTCCTCAGCGTGGAGGTGGAGACGACCGCTCAAATGGCGGAACCGTGATACATCCCCAGAGCAGAGGCTAGAAACGAGATGACGGTGATGATGGTGGCGACAATAACAGTACACTTGATCACCGTCATCGCTTTTTCTATATGGTCGCAGCGGTTGGCAAGAATACTCCTGTTGCGGTCGATGATTTCCTGGTTATAGCTGATGGCATCGAGCAGGGTGTTGACGGAGTATATGGCGTTCATCTCTTCCTGGTTATACCCCTTCTTCAGAAGCCTGTCGATGTTTTCCTCCTGTATCATGTTCCTGGGCTCGTTGCCTGTATGCCTGAAAGGGTGAATCCATAGAACTTGATTTATCATAATGTATAGCGCAATAAAGATGCCTGCCCATAGAACAGCAGCAGTAGAGAGCTGCCATAAAGACGGGCTGGAGAATACAAACGCCGTGAGGGCGATGAACACCGTGAGCAGGAACCCTGTCATGGTGTATGCGCGGTCGGTAGACTTGCGGAGCTGCTCCAGCGTGCTGCTGGCCATTCTGTCTGAGCGCTCCAGGATGATGCGGGCTGTGTGCTCGCTCAGGTTCTTGCGAACCTTGCCGGTTATTATCTTTTCCATACCTTATATATATTAATAGGTGAAACATTTCTTTCTTGCAAAGATACACTTTTTCCGCTTATTTCCCGTATCAAGATGTTAAAAATGAGTTAAACATAAAAGAAAGTTTATGTTTTATTTGGTCGTTAAAAGAATTTTATGTACCTTTGCATCGTGAATAGATAACTAGATGTTTAACAATTTAATTTTAAGCGTATGACACAAAAAGAGTTAGAGCAAGAAATTAAAAGAAAGGAAGACGAAATCAAGGCCCTTCTCGAACTGAAAGACTTGGTCTTCGATTACGAGAGACAGATTGATTTGAGACTCGCAGACCTTTCTAAGCTCTACAAGCAAAGAAAAAACTAAAAAGTCCTCCCCTAGAGGGGAGGTTCTTTAAACAATATAAATATAAGAATATGGAGAATATTAAAGAATTAATGGCAGAGTACATGGCATTGGCTAGCAAGCAGGATGTCAAGAGCAAAGAGCGCAGAGACGAGATTCATCGCTATCTCAGCGCAAATGCTACGGAGGAGGATAAGAAATATATTAGTGAGGTGGTTGTAGATAGAGTAGCAAACCTGAAGCTGGAGGTTGCCACTTTGCGTGAGCAGCTTGCAGAGACAGATTATAAATTGCTTCCACTAAGATACATCGCACAGAAATACTTCGGTAAAAGCGCTGCATGGCTCTCTCAGCGTCTCAATGGCTCAGAGGTTCGTGGTCATGTTTATACGCTCAATTCCGAGCAGAAAGATATTTTCAATCGTGCCGTCCAGGAGATTGGACAACGCATTAGCTCTTTGCAGTTAGCATAGGGTTATCTATTCACACATCAGCCCCGGTGCAGCAACGCATCGGGGCTTTTCATTCCCATTTTCAAGTTTTTTGTGTTAAATACCCGCTTTCGTTTGTTCTGTTCAGAAAATAATAGTATATTTGCACCGTGAGAATTAGTAACAGAACGAGGACACTCAAAAATAAGAAAGATATGAGAATACTTAATAATTTACTGGAAGGGTTGATCAGCCTGGGAAGACTGGGCGGAGACAACAGCCTGTTCAACGATTATCTGAAGGGCGATAATGCTTCAGATCTGAGAAAGGACTGGGAGGCCATCGGTAATGATATGAGAAAGGTTGTTAGGCGTAACCACCGTTATCGGTCTTGCTGTGGTATTCGTATTGAATAAGATTCCACCAATTTATCAGAAAGGTGAACAATAACATATCAGCCCCGGTGCAGCAGCGCATCGGGGCTTTTTCATTCCCCAAACCCCTCATTTTTATGCTCTACAGCATATTTAAGTGTTAATTATTCTCATCGTGTGAAAATTTCCCGATTTTTATTTGGCGGTTCCGGATTTTCTTCTTACCTTTGCCAACACTTAAGAGATGATAGTAGTCTATCCGGCAGGGCGACCGTTTCGCCTATGGCTTCTTGCCGCAGGCTTTTTTATGCCTAATCGGGAAAAATATTTTTCCTAACTGGGAAAATATATTTTCCTAACTGGAGAAATAATTCTCGCAATAAATGGCGGCTGCATGAACCGTAGATTTGATTAGTCCTTCCGGATAAGTCATCATCTCTTAAGCAACGGGGAATGCAGCCGCCACCCTTTTGTACAATCGGCTGTTAATGCTAACAAGATGATGCAATATGCAGAAATCTATTTTAATTGGTGATGCTCAGGTGCGCCCTGCAGACATCAGCGTAGAGGAGGGCATGAAGGCCCTCAAGTGTGAAATCAGGAAGCTCGCCAAGACCAAGAGCGAGACCTTCTCCTACCTTTGCGGGGAGACGGTTACGTATGGCGAGGTAGCTATGACCATGGCGGGTTTCTTTGCCTTCATGGCAGCAGCTGTATTAGGTGGCTTCATTATGGGAGGGGAGGTGATGTAGTTATGGCTAAGATTGATATGCTTACAGATGTAGCGGAACGTCTTGCCGAGTACAAGATGTTCTATCCCGACGCCACGATTACCCGTGTAGGCTTCGAGGATTGCAATTCTATCTCTCACGAAGATGGTCTGAAGCTGAGTGAACAGGTATGCCACATGACGCATAGTGGCCTGCTGCAGTTCGTGATTTCCAAGAACAGGATGTATATCTTCAAGTCGAGAGAGTTTCTGAAGGTTGCTGCCGGCTTCAAGAATGGAGCCAAGGTAAGGTTCCATGATCCCCGCACGCCCGATGACCACCACGAGAGCGTAATGCTCGCAGACGGAATGCGCTATGATGGCGGCATTCCTTTCATCTGGACCGAGGATAGCGATGCCGACTGCTTCATGGAGTGCAACACCTTCGCGGTATATTGGCGCCCTATAGAAGAAATGAGTGAAAAATAGCCAAACATCACTCATATGTTTGCCCTTTGACGCGCAGCAAAGATTTCGTACCTTTGCACCGTGAGAATTTTAACACAAAAAGAATTATGAAAAAAAATTAAATTCAAATTAAAATGAGTAACGAAAAAGATATCAAGACCGTATTAGACGGAGCAGTAGAAACTGCAAAAAAGATAATGACAACTGAGATATTCCATGCTCAGCTAGTAAAGAACACTGAGGCTATTAATAAGGAACGCGAGGAGTATGAGCATAAGCGCGCAGAACTTCAGCAGGACCTTGACGATCAGAAGACCTTCTGTTCGGTCTCTAACCGTAAGCTTCAGACGGAAAAGCTGGAATACAAGATTCTGGTCAACCGTCAGCAGGAGATGTTTGAGAAGACTGAGTGCAACATCCGCGAAACCCTCAGCAAGGCAAACAAGGAATTCAATGAGAAGTATGCTAAACTGAAAAGCGAGCATGCCATGAAGAACCTGCAACTTCAGAACGAGCGTCACAAGATTTTCGAGGCTTACCGCAATTCGGGGGGGCAAATCTTGCCGAATACTCTCAGCAAATGTACCCGGAAGGATGGAGCCGACCAAAGCCTAAAGATGGAGGAGTAGAATAATAACGATAGTAACAAATAATTTAATTAAGCAGATTATGGAAAATCAGAATAAAGATGCTGCAGCTAATGTTGCAGCCAACATAGCAGAAGAAAGAAAGCACCCTATCTTTGAGGAGTGCGAGGTTATGAATGCCGGCAAGCCGGCGCGTGAACACATGCTCAGCCTGAACGGCATGTATATCTCGGGCATTACCGATGAACAGCTCAAGGAGATGCACGAGAAGCTGGGCAAAATGCTCTCAGGGAAATAGGAAATAGTTTTCTAGTTTATCATGTAATCAAGCTTTAATTTAAAGTCAGATCTCTAATTAAGGATGGCTGCCCGTGAGGGTGGCCATTTTTTCTGGAGCATAAATTTGGTTTTTCAGAAAAAGTGGTGTATCTTTGCACCCGAGAATTAGTAACACATTAAAATATATAGCTTATGGGACTGATAACGTATATACAAGGTTACTCCGCCATTATAGCGGTAGTACTGATGCCATTCCTGGTTAAGAGCAGGATTCCCGCCTACTGGGTACTCTATCTTCTGTTCTGTACCATCCTTACCCCGCTGGTGGGGTATCCTCTATATCGGATCTGTATCCTCAAGAGATAGGGTACAGTCCTTTGCCCTTCGTCTGCCTGTTACTATATTTGCATTACTAATTAGTAATGTATAAAGAATATGGTAACAGACAGTCTTGTTAAAAAGAAATTCGTTCACGAGACTCTTCAGGCAGGTATCCTGAAGATATACTCCACCCAGGAGAACGTGGTGCGCAATCATTACAAGCGCCGTACCGGCCGATTGCTCACCACGCTTTCCGCTCACTCGTTCGACAGTCAGATATCGGGCGAGAACCGCACCATCTTCGTGCGCATCCTTCCTTATCTCCGTTTTCTGGATATGCAGTACCGGCAGCGCAACGACCGCATCAGCAAGTTCAAGCGCAGGAACCTGGCACTCTATAACCGCGTAGTCTGGGGTGTATTGTATCACGAAACGTTCCCCAAGCTTCGCTATGGCTTCAACGACGAAGTACGGAACAGTATACGTCAGGAACTGGAAAATTCACTCAACCCACAAAAATCATAAGTTATGGCAAATAAACATTTAACGGAAGATGAAATCCGATATACCGTAGATGTGAAGACTGCCGATGCGCAGAAAGCCATCTACAACCTGGAGCAGCAGAGCAAGAAGCTGCGCTCAGAGAACAAGGCGCGACTCAACCAGATGATCAGCCTGGAGGCAGCCAACAAGAAAGAGACGGATGCCTACAAGAACCTGAAGAAGCAATATACGGAAACCAGTAAGGAGATCCGCACACTTACCGACCGTATAGGCGAACAGACAAGCAAAATCGATATCCTGGATATGAGCATGGTGCAGCTGAAGAAACAGCAGAAGAGCCTGCAGAAGGAACTGGATAATACCGTGCAGTCGCTCAATCCAGAGGCCTATGGTGTGCTGGAGCAACGCCTGAAAGATGTTTCCGGGCGTATCTCAGAACTGAAGCAGAACGCCAAGAGTTTTGGAGAACTTGCATCTGATGATACCGTGAATGGTGTGCTTCTGGGTAATATGCTGACCAAAGGTGCAGAGCTCTTTGGAGAAAAAGTGAGGGAGTTCACGGATTCCATCGCAGAGCTCGTTAATGGCGGTCTTGAGATGGCAGAGCAGGCAGACGGTGTGACCAAGGCATTCAATGACTTGAACCAGGAAGGCCTGCTGGACAACCTCCGCAAGGCAACCAAGGGAACCGTAAACGATGTGCAGCTGATGACGGCTGCCGTAAAGGCTAACGATTTCCGCATTCCGCTGGAAGATCTGGGCAAGTATCTGGAGTTTGCCCAGCTGAAGGCGCAGCAGACGGGTCAGTCGGTAGACTACATGACCGACAGCATCGTGACCGGTCTCGGCCGCAAGTCCCCGTTAATCCTCGATAACCTGGGTATCTCTGCAGCAGAAATCTCGGAGAAGACCAAGGAGACGGGCGACTTCATGAAGGCTGTGGCAGAGATTGTAGATACCCAGCTGGCTGCGGCAGGAGAGACCTATATCAGCGCAGCCGACCGGGCAGCCCAGAAGACGGTAGAACTGCAGAACGCCCAGAAGGCTCTGGGAGACGAAATCCTCCCGCTCAAGGAACAATGGGATGATGCCTATGCAGATATGCAGCTGAACACCATCAGTCTCATTTCCTGGTGTGTAAAGCATCAGGGCGTGGTAAAGACGCTCGGCATTCTGCTCACAGCCTTCACGGTTGTAGCGATAGCCACCAGCAATGCCATCAAGACGAATATCGTTGTAACCAAGGGCGCTGCCGCAGCCCAGCAGGCATGGAACGTAATCTGTGCTACCGGAACCGGACTTATGAAACTGCTGCAGGCAGGCTTCCTCCTGCTTACAGGTAGGGTTACCCAGGCAAAGGCAGCATGGGCATCGATGAACGCCACCATGAAGGCAAGCGTCTTCGGCCTGATTGCTGCAGGAGTAGCTCTCCTCGCCATGAAGCTCTGGGATATGAAGAAGGCAGCCGATGCGTCAACGCTGGCACAGAAGGCGCTCAACAATATCAGGGCAGAGGCACAAAAACAGGTTGTGGAGGAAAAACTGAAACTGGAGAACCTGATAAAGGTGGCGAAAGACGAGAAACTCTCCATGGACGAAAGATACAAGGCCGTGGACGCTCTCAACAAGATAGTTCCTCAATATAATGCTACTATTGATAAAACTACAAAGAAGTTCAAGTCATCGGATAAGGCTCTGAAGGCTTACATCAACAATCTGGTGAAACTCTATGAGGTACAGGGCGCTAAGAAGCAGATACAGAGTCTTGCCGAGCAGCGAGCTGAGCTGGAGGTTAAACTTTCCGGCGCAAAGAAGAACCTTTCCGGCGCAAAATCAGCACAAGGTGTTTCTTATACCACATCCTGGGGCGCGGTAGGTAACACCCAGAGCGATGCAGTCGGTCACTTCCAGTCGCAGGTCAATTCGATATCGAATAGCATCAAACAACTCGATGCACAGATTAATGCCATTACAGGCGCTTTCGGGAAGGGTATCATGACGCAGACCGTGAAAGAGTCTTCAGAGCCGGAAGTTCCGGACAGCGGCATCGGAGGTGGTGGCGGCGGAAAAGGTGGCGGCGGCCATACCGGAACCGTAAATACTACCACTACACAGCCTGACCCCGATGATATCGCATCGAAGAAGTTTTCAGAAAACCGACAGGCAGATATCGATGCAGCCAATCAGGATTACCAGCAGGACGTAAACAACTGGAACATGGCTCTCGCTCGGAAGAAGGTGTCTCAAGATAAGTATGACCTCGCCATGCAGGCTCTGAAGACCCAGCATACCGCCAACATCCTCGCCATCGAAACCTCGTATAGCGAGCAGTCGCAGAACATCGGAATTGCTGATGGCGCAAAGAAGAAAGCGCTCCAGGATAAACAGCAGGCGAACCTCCGGGCTGCAGAACAGGCTCATTTCGACCAGCAGGTTGCAGTAGAACAGGCTTATCAGGATGCCCTGGCAAAGGTGATGGAGCAAGGCGAGACGCAGCAGGTACTGACTCTGGAACAGCAACGCGACCAGAAACTGGAAGTTCTGAGGGGATATTATCAGGCTGCGCTCAACATGGCCAAGCAGAACGGGGAAGATACTGCACAGCTGGAGAAGGCATATAAAGATGTGCAGAATCAGATAGAGGCGGAGTATACAGCCAAGCATAATGAGCAGCTTGCCCAGCAGGCTGACAAGGAGAAGCAGGCTAGGCAGGCTCTCGGTTTCGACCAGCAGAGTGAATACGACCGTCAACTGGAATTACTTCAGCAGGCACTCGACAACCAGTATATCACTCAGCAGGAATATGAGCAGAAAGTGCAGCAGCTGAAGAAAGAGTCCTTTATGAAGCAGGCTGAGTACTATACAAACCTCTTCAGTAATGCCGTGACTTCGCTGCAGAATGCAGAGATGGCGAACGTCGATGCAAAGTATGATGCAGAGATCAAGGCAGCCGAGGGAAATACGGCACTCCAGGAGAAACTGGAGAAGAAAAAAGCCAACGAGAAGCTGAAGATACAGAAAAAGTATGCTGACGTAAACTTCGCCATGCAGGTAGCTCAGATTATCTCTAATACTGCAGTATCTATCATGAAGGCGTACAGCGAGTTGGGTCCGATTGCCGGAAGTGTTGCTGCAGCCCTGATGGGTGTGACCGGTGCAGCCCAGCTGGCTGTGGCAAATGCTGAGCGCCAGAAGGTGAAGCGTATGACCCTCAACGGATCAGCTAGCGGAACCAGTTCTGCCGGTTCCCGTGTGGCAAGCGGACGCGAGAGTGGCGGACGTATCGATGTAGAGCGCGAGCAGGATGGCAAACACTTCAACGCCGAGTATGCTCCAGGTAAGCGCGGGTACGTAGATCACCCTACCGTTATCGTAGGCGAGGGACCTAGAGGCAGGAGCAAGGAGTGGGTGGCATCGAATGCAGCCCTGGAGAACCCTACCATCGCTCCGCTCATCAACCTGATGGATGCAGCCCAGCGTGCCGGACAGATAAGAACCTTCGATATGAGCAAGTATCTGATGGCCATGCAGGGCAGGGCGCTGGGTGGAAGCATCGCCCGGCAGTCTGCCCGGATCAGTCAGGAAATCGTTCCGGGAGGGGCAGATTTTTACGTCCGGACGCAGGAATCTGCGCATCGCGATGCAGGAAATGCTACGTCGGGACGCAATAATGACGAGCTCCTGGAACTGCTCAGAGAGCTCAAGAGAGACGGAATCCGCTCGTTTGTATCACTCTCGGATCTGGACGCCAAGCAGGAATTGCGAAACCAGGCGAGAAAATTTGCTAAAAAATAAAATCTTCTGAACATGAAAATAACAAATCTGGATAAAGGAAAGGCCTACCAGCTTGGCGAAGACGCCAAGCTGGAGGTAGAACGTACCAACCCGTTCTTCAACGATTACGGGGAAACGACCTCCCCGCTGGATATTCCGGCAAGCGATTACAACCGCATGATACTGAACTATCCCGATACCTTCGGTATGAGGGATAAGATGGTGGCTACGAACGTAAGCATCGAAGACGGCGAGTATTTCGCCCAATGTAGGCAGATTGTTCTCTCGGCACAGCACAAGGGAAACATCTCCTCTTCATTCTATATCAACGACGGATCCTTCTACTCGAAGATACAGAATGCAAAGCTGAAGAGCATCTTCAAGGACGAGATGATACCGGGGTGCACAACCGTAGATGAGTGCATCAAGTTCTGCAGATCTCTCGTAGGAGGTGAGAACGAGAACTATGATATCTTCCCGGTTCTGCTTACCGACGATTCTGGCATGGATAAGGGATATACCTATAAGATACTGAACAAGCTGGGCATGAGAACTAAACTTCCTAATGCCAAGTACTGGAGATACAAGAAAGGTGGCGGCTACGAGTATGTGACTGCCCCGGAAGAACAAGGATTAGTTCTCTGCAACATGTGGTCCAATACCTTCTGGAACGCATATCCGGATACGGAATATGTAAACGAGATACCAATCAGTCTGGATAAGGGCTATTATATATCTCCGTTCATCCGTGCCAACTACGTTCTCAAGCGTGTTTTTAAATACTTCGGTTATGACCTCAAGGAGAATTTCTTTACCAAGACGGAACCATTCAACAAGATGGTGTTGCTTAATAATGTGATAGACGTGATGGTGAACGGACATATCCGCATCGAGGATCTTCTTCCGGACGTGTCGGTATCAGATTTCCTCTCAGTTTTTCGGAAAAAGTTTCTTTGTGAGTTCGTGTCTGACGAGGGAACACATACTGCAGATATCATCTTCCTGAGAGATGCGGTAGATAGCGTTCCAGTTGCGGATCTCACCCGTCAGATGACCGAAGAGCCTACCTTATCTTATAAGACTGCATCCGATTACAAGCGCGTGGTCCTGCGTGCGAAACACCAGGTAGATAGCGATGCAGAAGACAGCTATGACAATATCAAGGATATGATAGCGAATAATTCTGGCGCCTACTTCAGCAACGAAGAAGGCTGTTTCTACAAGGACGGATTTTCCGGCAACTATAAGGTGAAAGCCAAAATAGGGGAGTGTTCCCAGAGTTATGATGCCGGCGAAGATGATATTGATACGCAAGACGTGGAGATACCGGAGATGATACCGGAAGTAAGAATGCTGCAGTATAAGCAGGAAGCGGACGGAGAGACTATCACGAGAGATATGGGCAGATGGCTGTATATCGGAGATTACGCTACGCTCAACTCTTCGATGAAGGTGGCAACGGAAGACAACTCAGAAACCAGCGAAGATGCAGTCACAACTCCAGTCATGCTTGCCTTCCCATACATGGGAACCGATGACATGCCTTGCGGAACCGTGACGGCATACGATATCCATGTACCAGTTTCTGATAAATTTGGTACGCATCGGCCAGGAAATCCTACGCCCCGGAAACTGTTCGACTATTCCCTGGTATATAATGGCGAGGATGGCATCTTTGAGAAGTTTTACCGGCAGTACGATCTCCTGCTCAGAAATTCACTCCAGGAACTCAAGGTAAAACTGCTCCTCTCCCAGTCGCAGAAGCAGAACCTTCCTTCTTACGCAAAGGTTGTGATCAGAGGTGTGAGTTTCTTCTTCAACAAGCTGAAGTTTACCCTCGGAGGAAAGAGCGAACCAACGGAAAGCGAGCTCAGAACCATCGCTCTCACTACTCCTGTTAGCGAGGCGAAGAGGCTGGAAGCCATAATGCCGGCGATGAACTGCAAATATGAGTGGCTTGGATTCGAAGAGACGGTAGAGGTATCTGAGGGTGATTACTGGAATTCCGGAGATAACCGGGACCGCACATTCAAGATTATCTATCCTCCTCTCCCTTCAGCTGAGTACGTTGGCCAGAAGTATGGCCTGCAGAAATCATACGTAAGCCAGAAAACCCGACACGCAACGATGTTCCGTCACAGTAAATGGGTGTATCATTGTACGACCGTCTGGTTGGAATGCATACCGGTTTCGTAGGGTTTTGTCCTTTGTTATATACCTGTATTATCTTAACTTTGCAAATATGACCAAAGCTATTTTAAGATGATACAGGTTTTATTATATCCAGATGCTCTGAGCATGGTAGGCTCCATGAATGCCTTCGAGATATACTGCAGCTCGAAGACAGATGTGGTTTTCGCCCTACGGTATCAAGGCTCAAGCACAAACATCGTTCAGCATACCTATACGCCGAACGATAAGAACCGAATTACGGTGTCCGTCAAGGATATCATCCTTCCTCTGCTCAGTTTCGAGGTGAAGGACAGTATTGAACCTTATATCCAGCCGAACATCATGAAATCCTTTACGGCAACGGTTTACGAGGTTGGCAGCGAAGGCAGCAAGAAGGAATTCACCTTCTCCGTGATACGTGCCGGAGTAGACCGTTTGGCAGATTCGGCAGCAAATTTTCTGAAAACCAACTTCCTCACCTGGCAACCGCAGACGAAGGGGGTAACCTATTACTCTCCGGAATTTCTCACTTACTATGCAGCTGAAGCTAGCGAGGTGAAGTGTAAGGCATATATACCGGCCGGACACGGCTATGAAGAGAAGGTATTGACGCTGGCAAGCCTGGAGGCAGGAAAGGTATATACTGTTCCGGTACAATACGCCATCATCGCCAAACTATTAGGCGATGATGGCATTCTGCCCCATGTTTACGAAATCTGGGTAGAGCAGGCTGGAGAGCGGGTTACCTACGTACAGCAATACTATGCCAGCGATATGAAGAGCGAGGAGGAAGAGTGGTTCCTCTTCGAAAATTCGTTGGGAGGTGTAGACTGTTTCCGCGCTTACGGCAACAGCGAGAATACTGCAGAACATACCCACAATGTGGCAGAAATAGAGGAAGACTCTGAGGAATATCGCGTAGATACCACCCGCAAGTTTAAGAAGAATACCGGGTTCCTGGACAAGAAGGAGCGCCTGTGGATGCTCGACTTCTTCCCGTCTCTGGGTAAGTATGTTTACCATGGCAATTCTCTTCGTAAGATAACCGTTACCGATAGTGACGTGAACTACGAGGCGAAGGAGCTGCCTTCGAACTACACCTTCACCTATAAATATTCAGATGCCCGTCCGTACCTGAATATTTCGCGCTCGGAAGTAGGAAGCTTCAAGCAGCTGGATATTCAGCTGCCGGATCTGGGAAATTTTACTATCGCCCCGCGACTTGTTGAATGCTCAAGGCTGACGCTCAGTAGCGGGGCTCTCTTCCCGGTTCAGAACCCATATTCAGAAGAGTGGGGAGTAACCACGCTGGCAGCTATCTTTACCCACTTTGTAGGGCAACTGTCCAGTTCTTATACTGGCGGAGGTGGCGTTGGTCATAGTCATAAGAATATCGATGTGCTGGACGCACTATCGGAATTCAACGGATATATTACCTATCTCGACAAGAAAATCAAGGCAGGATATGCCGATGAAACCGATGATTTTTCTGAAAATGGCAAGGCTAGCAGGAAGATTCTCCGCAAGGATATCGAAGATACGGCAAGCGCTCTGATCAAGTTTCTTTCAGGTGCACAGTTTGGTGGTTTTATTCCTGGAATACTTACAGGTTCGGGAGGACGTATCGATGAACGTGGAAACGCTGAGTTCGAGAGTATTACGTCTCGCAGTTCCATTATCGCTAAGGAGCTTATCGTGAACAGACAGACAGCTATGGAGAGTAACTTCGTCTTTACCGAGAGCGGTATAGTTGAGTCGGTGATGGGGACTCCTGCGGCAACGGAGGGTGGTAATGTAACCTATGATTTGAAGTTGCAGAAGCGATGGGATAACGACTTTACGGCATTCAAGGAGAATGATGTTGTCTTGGCTTCCATCAATACCTTAGCCGAGAATGGCAAGTATTATGATATGTGGCTGCGAGTACTCTCGGTCAATACGGTAACGAACACCATCACAGTTGTATGCTATCCCGACAATGAATGTCCTAGCAAGAAGAACTATCCACCTTGCGAGCTGGCAAGATTAATACGATGGGGAAATGCCGTGGACGAAGAAAGACAGAGCTGCTGGTATATATCATCGTCTGAGGGGTTGCTTGTATGGCTCGACCACGTTACAAAGCCTATCATTGACAAGACAAATTATTCTCTTGCGATGGGTAAGCTGCCAGATGCACTATCGTTCCTCTTTCAAGACTTCCCTACTGCCAACAAGCGTGATGGAGCGTTCTATGCTAAGTGGATGATGGCTGCATCATTCCAGCAGATAGACTACCAGGGCAACCCAATCTACACGACAAGAGACAGAGGTGTGTGGAGCTTGGCTGTGGCGCAAGGCGATAATCCTTACCGCAATGGAGACAGAACGATTGATGCCGTCTATTACCTCGGCTGCAAGTGGAAGTGTTTAGAAGACAAGACTACAAAGCCGCCAACCTACTCATCTACCGCTTGGGCGTTCGTTGAAGGCAACCCTTATTTCACGCTCGAAATGCTATCATCGAAGCTGTGGAACTTCCGTCTCAACGACTTGATGGCAACGGATACTGATGGCTCTTGGAAAGTATTCACTACTCTATCAGTAGTCGGAAGGCTCTACAATCAAGACGTGACCGGTTCTATGGTCAATGTTGTATGGACTAGAGACAGCGGAAATCCAACGGCAGATAATAAATGGGCACTCTCTCACGCCAACTGCGGATTGTCGGTTGATTTGACCTATGAAGACCTTGGCGGTGCTGCATTCAAGATAGGTAGTGTGACATTCCGATGTGATGCCGAAATCAGGGATGGAGAGACGATGTATTCCGAAGATGTGAGTGTTAGTTTCTGATTAATGTTGAATTTTTAAAATAAATAGAATATGGCTAAAGAATTAGTGGTTAGTGTTGACAAGATGATGGAGATACAGCCTACGGCTTACTCTCAATCCTGCAACATAGAGATTGTTGGCAATATCATCAACAGACAGCAGTATGATGGTATTGAAGGCTCATTCTCGCCCGACTTCACCATTCGACCTTGCACGATGTTTCCTTCCTGCCATCTCATCGACCCCGATAACCCAGGAGAAACACCTGTCTTCAATAGTCAGTTGGATACATTCAAGTGGTCGGAGGTGACATCTAGCGGCATCGTGGTAGTAGCTACAAGTGAGAATGCAAGTGTGAAGGCTGGATATGAAGCTGTGAGGGAAGGTTCGGATAAGGGAACTCTCTATATCAAGCAGAACTCCGTTCTAGGCAAGCCACGAACAATGCGATTTGAAGGAAGCTGGACAGACCCAGTTTGCGGATATAAGTACACGTTCGTGGCTAACAAGGCTCTCTATCTTGAAGATTGTACCAATGCGAGAGCTGAGATTATGCTTGATAGTCCACCTACAGTGCTGTGGAATCCTATCAAGCACGCTGCATCTAAAACTCTTACCGCCAAGATTATGGTTGGAGCTAAGGATAAGACAGCAGACAGCAAGACGAGAATATGGTGGTATCGCATTCTTGACAACGGTACGAAGCAGCTTATATCATCTGTTGACGATGCCGAGAATTACGAGATTACGGCAATGACCAAGGGTGCAAACGGGCAGATTTCCTCTATCACTATTGATTGTGATATGATAGGCGAAGGTATCGGATATGAGTTGAGAGCGTGCTATATCTATAGCGGCAGTATTCCTTCCTCGCCCCGTGATGCTGATGCTCGGAAGGTTACGTACATCAATAGAACCATACCGCCGCTCACGGCTCAGTTCATCGGCGATGGCTTCGGACTCAATGAAGATGCGACATCAGTTGCCTGCCGAGCTATTGTCAGCGACAACAATGGAGTTATTGAACCATCCGTTTGGAAAAAAGTGCTGAGAGCAAAATGGCAGAAGATAACATACGGCAAGAGCACAAATAATGGTGTTACTACAATGACGCAGAGTGCAGAGACGTTAGGTTATGGCGAGACATTCCAGTGCCCATTTGAGGCTAAGAAGAGCATTCGTCTGTCTATCGAAGACCGAGGTGCTTACGAGCTGATTGTTGACGAGAACGGAAATGCCCTTGTGGATGAGGGCGGAAAATACATCATATCAAGGGAGATTGACGAGAATAACGGATAGTGTTTAACTTTTAAAAAATCAAAATTATGAAATACTACGTTAAGGTAACTAAGCAGGTCGCAGAGACCATTATCAAAAGCGGAGTACCGCTGACAATGACAAGTGACGGAAACTGTCTGCTCTATCAGAGTGAGCTGAATGGTGTGAAAGGTGTGAACCTCAACGAGAGGGCAGCCAATGTCGGCGGCTCACTTGTAGTAGAGAGCGATGCTCTTGCGGAAATCAAGGGAACTACTGATACTCCTGCCTCCTGCTATACCCCAGTTGAGTTCGGCGGCGATGGCGATATCCGAGATAATGGCAATATCAGTTCGGGTGGCAGCGACAATCCGTCTTCCGAGAATACAGGTAACGAAAATACAGATACTAAAGAAGAAAGTGAGGTAAACAATGAGTAAAGCTACAGTTACAGGACAGATTACCGTTACAAGTAATGGTACTACCTTGCACACTATTCTGCAATGTACTACAGGAGACGTGTATCAGAATTATGACGGCAACCCTGCGTCACCTTCCAACGTTGTGCCTAACTTCGAGGCGAGCGGTGCAACGAAGCCAAAGCTGGTTATGCAGGCATATTCGGCGGAACAGGGTGCGGGCAATTCGTTTGACCTCACTAGAGGCACCCCAACGTGGATTGTCGCAGGTGTTGCGCTGACTTTCAATGCCTCGCACGTTTCAACGAATTCATTTGGCGGTGCGGCAGGTCATTTCACGGAGGGGTCTGATGCTAGCGGCAATCCGACCCTTACGGTCAATAAGAACCTTGTCAATATCAATGGTGGCGATTCATTCACTATTATCTGTAAGGTTGATATATCCATATCAAACACAAATGTGAAACTTCAAGCTATGTACCCAGTATATATAGCCGAAGGTGTGATTGATTCCAAGCGTGTGAACATCATCGCAACGTCAGACAGGAATCTCTTCACGATTACGGAGAAGGGTGGAACCTGTACTGTCAAGGCGCAGGTTACGGACGGCAATATGACTACATCTACTGGATATACATTCAAGTGGTATCTGCCAGATGCTAGCGGTGGATGGGTACTCAGGCAGGATAGCACCTCCGCTACATTTACCATCAACGAGACGGACGTGGATTCGTCCATCATCGTAAAGTGCGAAGCATGGAAGGCTGGTGTTTTCTATGCTTCCGACACACAGACTATCAATGACGTATCAGACGAGTACATTCTTTATCCGAACCCTACGGACGGCAACAACAACCCTGTAGCTGAGAACTTCATTCAAAACTCAGGCGGCAAAATTGTCTATAAGCCATATATGCGCAAGAGAGGTTCAACCGAAAATGAGACTGGAGTAACATTTTCTATGTCGCTCTATTCCAACGCAGGTGTGCCTATCAATTCAGCAATCACCGAATCGGGAAATACGTTTACGATTACCGAAGCTGGTATCAGAGCCTATAAGGGTGCGGTGTATTCGATAACAGGAACTATATAGTACAGCTTATGACAAAGGTTTTAGCAGAAGTAACTGGCTCAATCTCCTTCTCTCAGAGAGGAGACAAAGGGCAAAAAGGTGCTCTTATGCGTGAACATGACGGTTTTGAATCGGGCAGCTATAAGTATCTTTCGGGTTCAGGTGAAGAAGAATACGTTGATGTTGTGTGTGTTAAAGGCAAGTGGTATCAATGCACTAAAACGTATGACGATGCAACTTCTTCGCCTAGTTTGACCGATGGGCATTGGACAGAGATGAGCAATTATAAGTCGATAGCAACTCATCTTCTTCTTGCCGAGAACGCTACCATCAATATGCTCGGAAGCAATCAGATTAATCTGTTCAATCCGTCAGGTGGCGCAATGTTTGGCTCGTTTAGGGTTGTTAGTGATGATAATGATTACGCTCTGTGGCTTGGCGCACCGAATGGGGCTGATGCTCCATTCAGCGTTAAAAGGAGTGGTTTTACTAAGATGACTGAAGCTGACATTACTGGCAAAATTACTGCAAAGTCAGGTTCTATCGGAGACTTCTCAATTGTAGATGGTTCAATCAAGTTACAATATACCGATGCGGTAAACAATCAATCGCTATATTTCGGATACGGAGATTCTGGGGTGAAGGCTGAACTTAGCGGAAAGGATGATGACAACAATGATATGGCATGTAAGCTAGTTGTTGCCCAGGACGAATTGAAACGTAAGAACATAGGGTTGGTAACGTCTATGAGTGGATTCAAGTCTAAGTTTGCGCCCAACGAGCTATATATTGGAGATTTCTTCAAGCGAGCGGTTATGGTGCAGATATATAGGGGTGGTTCCGGGGTGTTACATAGATATTCTCTTCCCGTCGCTGGGGTTGGATGTTATATAGATAGCGAAAATAGCGAAATGAATCTAGTTCTTAGAGGGCTACGGTCTGGGTCTACAGGCTCTGTTTGGTCTAGAGGTGAGATATATGAAGAAAATGGTTTTTTGAAAATTTACAAAGGATTTTAGAAAAGAAAAGCAAAGAATATGAAAGTTAAATTAGAACATTTGGAAGTATTTATGACACTCGACAAGAATCAGTGTCAGGTAGTTAACGCACGCAAGCAGATTGCAAACATCATCTACTCGCAGGGAGCAGGATTGGGGCTGGCAGGACAGGCTCTTGCTGTGAAGATGTGGAACGGAAGTGACGAGACTGAGTACACCGATGACGAAGTGAAAATCATCAAGGAACTCGTTGAGCGAACTACCGCTCCCTGCTTCATTGACGCAGTGAATGCCGCTATCAGCAATTCGGCATCGGCAGAAGCGATAGATAAGTAACAATATCTTTTAAATAC